CCCCATTGTAACAAATTTAAGAAAACTTTAATCTCTTCGAATATGAGAGATATAGAAGTACGCGGTTGCGATTTTTACGCGAAATCCCAATCAAAGGCGACTGACTCACCTCAATTATTAACAAAAGAAGTAGTCCGAGTTAACCAAATCACTGAAGCATTTGAGAGAACATTTTTGACAAACCCCGTGAGCGATCATCGAACCCTCCTAAAAAGAAATTCGAAAGAAAAGCTGTTAACTTTAAATTCAGCAGATGCAGAACCTTTGAGGCCATGCAAACCAAACCAATCACCTCGCTCAAATATGAGTCCGAGATCCGTCAACAGTACGGAAACCAAAAATTTACAAACTAAAAAAGAAAATATTGAAACTGACACAGATGCAGTTCAATGCAACAACTTAAACAAGCAGCGTAAAAATACTCTAATAGAAATATCAGAGGATATTAAACTGCGAAAACTTGGGGCGAGCTCATTAGACCGCCTAGAAACTGAACATAGATATCAGATTATAACAACAGCAATTGACTTAGTTGTTACCCCTGGTGCTTATCTACAGGCCGCCCAAAAATGGTGTTACCACCGAACCCTGCTAACCGTGCAAATGGTTATGCCTCAATCCATTTCGATGTTGACTGAGTCAGATATCATGCGCGCTGTTTTGCGGAACCGAACCGTACATCGCCAGCAACTACCACTATTGACCTATGAGTGCCAAATACGTGACCCTACAACGGGAAAACTGTGTTTGAAAACAATCTCTCTACTATCTTTACTATTTAGAGGTTCCTCAGAAGAATCATTGAAGTATATTGCTACCATTCTTTTTGCGTTTGGACAACTATCAGAAATTAAATTAAAACGTTTAGTGGCAAATAACATATTATACATACTAACCCACAAATTAAGATTTAATAAATTTGATAAAGAAACCGTCTTTGGAGAATTCGTTTTTTATAAAGAAATGTCATTAATTCAGATTATGACCGCTATGAGCAATGCTAGAACTGTCTTGCAATGGTTATTGCGTGCATATCAGAAGGGCACAAAATTAGCGAAGGACAAAGGCCACAAGAATACAAACAGTATTCAATGGGCATCAAACTATGCTTTGAAACCCGAGATCGTGAATCGAATAGATCACTACGTATTTGGAACCCCACTAGATTCTACAATTCGAGCCCTACGTGCCAGCACTGCAAAATCAACAAAACGTGCAAGGCGCATGGAGAAGAATGGAGATTTCTACCCGGAACCAACTAACGTAAGATCCTCGTATCGCAAACCCAAAAACCGGAAAGATGATTCTGATATCATCGATCTACTAGATATCCAAGCCCAAGGCTTTGTCAGCACGATGTTAAAATCCGCTGTCTCCTCAGGCATGAAAGATGCGTCTACATCCCCAGAACTCGAACAATTATTGGGCTCCGTTAGCAACACAGCAAATCAAATCACAGATAAATTCAAAGATGATATGCTACATGTGGTGTCCGAAGCATCCAGTGAGATACGTTTGATAATGGGAGATTCATCTCATAGCTTAACATATCTAGCAACTCGCATGTTAACTGATTTAACCATTGGTATAACTAGCAAAGAACCCCTGACTCAAGTCTTGTCGGTTGTGAACTGTGTTAACACATTATTCCACCATTTCGACTTAATTCCATCATTTCATGAAATATTTGAAAATATTTCAAAGTGTGCCGCTGAACAAGGAAGGCATTGGACTGAAGGTATTAATAAGTTGAAGGACTGGGTGCTCAGTTACACTAGTACACACCTAAGCTCGATAGTCCCGCAAGGATTCCCAAGCACTCAGGATATAATGAGAAAATTTTTTCTAGATCAACTATTGCGTGAATCGTTCGCGTATGTCAAAGCTAAAGTTATTAGTAACTGTAGCAAAAAACATACAGAAGAGTGTTTCAGCAGTCTTTTATCAACCGATCAAGATCTCGCTATATTATGTGGTGGAGTTGAACTACTAGCTAAAGCTGGTGGTGCAGTATGGGTTGCCAACAGTTCAGAAAATGCACTGGTGGCAGTTCGTCTTGCAAAACTTGCAGACATTCTATGGGCGAAGTACAATATGATACCTCCCCCTATGCCAATACTAAACTTGAAATCAATTCGTGACTTAGCTCAGAAATTCTCTAGTAGTGTTACTGCCGTTCATGGCGAAGCGCGACAAGGATCCGTAATAGTATATATATATGGAGATCCTGGTCAAGGAAAATCATGGGCAAGTAACCTATTAAGAAACGCTCTGAACAGACGTATGGGTGTATTCCCTGTTACTCAAGCTTTCACCCCCACAACTGGTGAGACCTTCTTTGATGGATATGTCAACCAACCAATTGTCATGCAAAATGACTCATTCTTTATGTCTGATAAAGCCATCAGGTTTGAGCAAGCATCCATGATGATGTCTGCTGCTGATACAACCCCTCTTCCGCTGAAGATGAGTACGACAACGGATAAAGGAAATGTATTTTATAATTCTAAAATTATGATTTGCACTTCCAATGTACCATTGCACGAGCTTCCGATGTCGGAATTGAATTTGTCAGATCCAACCGCTTTATTAAGGCGAATGCATGTGTATGTTCAACAATTTTGTAACGAACCAACCATAATGCGTCCTTCAAAGAACGATTTACAAATCATTGATGAAGCTGAAGTTTCCAGAAGAGGTCCTTTTGGCCCTGAGATATATTCATATCGCCTTGTGGACCCTTTATCTGGAAATGTTCTAGGCGTATTAACACATCAAGAACTGACAGATCACGTGATGAATCTAGTCGAGCGAAAATCTCGCGAATATGATGAATCACGCGGCTTATCCGCCTATGATGCTGAATTGATAGATCAAAGTCTTCTCAAGTACGTACAACAAGGTACATTACCTAGCATCGTCAAGTTCGAACCAACCACTGACAACAGTTTATGGTTGTCAAACATAGAACAAACAATCCCTGGATTTGATTTATCTTGGTTCAATTGGATTCACAATCCCAAATTCCAAGCCACTGCAAGCATACTTGCTGTAATTGGCGTATTAGCTACCGGAGCAACTCTCTTGTATCGATATATGTCCAAGGAAACACAACCTGATATTGTCACCGAATCGCGTGATGACCAGTTTGTTCGTGGTGGTAAGAAAGTTGCAGTGAAAGTGTCCCAACGTTCCAAAAATAAACAGGAATACCAAAGACAAATGATCGAACAGGAATTAACCGAATTTCTAGCCGACAATTTCAGTCCAGATATTGCTTTAGATATTGGTGACCCACAAATAGTCATTCCAGAATCGACAGGATCTTTCAGATCTGAATCTAGTGATGCTTTTGTTACGCAAGGCTGCGATGACATTAACACACTGGATTTGATATCTGTGAGTATTGTAAATCAATTGTACTGGATGAGTTTCACAACCGGAGACCGTATTCAAGACGCTTCACAAGCTTTTAACTTATGTGATCGCTACTTTTTACTACCATTACACGTTTGGGAATCATTTGGTGATACATTTGATACTATGATCCTTACAGTTGCAAAGAAATATGTTATCTGGAAAGATCTTATCAAATTAATCAAGAAATTACCTGATGTGGAATTGGCTGTTATCGAGATCGACAAATTAGTTATGCCTTCTGGAAAGAATATGCTTACTAAGATTGTTTGTTCTGAAGAACTACCTCATGCTGATGGCAGTGCCATAATCACGACAAGATTGGGCAACCACCAACATACCGCTGCATTCTTTGGCTGCGCACGCTTTGAACGAGTTTCACCGCAATACATCCAGAAAATGAACGATTCTATCCCAGAATTCCAAATAGTTAGTGCTTATTACTACCCCACAATGCAAACTTTCAGTGGCATGTGTGCTAGTCCTCTTGTTCTCATGAGTAAATCTCACAGAGGTAAGATTATTGGCTTTCACTGTGCTGGAAACAACCAGCGTGCCGGAGGCTATGCTACTGTCGTTTGGCGAGAACTATTCGATTTCTTGAAACCAATTGAAGTTATCGCACCTAGTTATACACGTGAGCCCCCGGTAATAGTCCAGCAAGGCTTTAATATAACACACAACATAGATTACCGCTTCAAACAACACCAGAATGGAAAATCTTCAATTCTGCGATCTCCACTATATGGAAAGTTTGGTCAAGTGACTCGAGCTATTGCCAAGTTACACATAGATGATTTTAACGATCCACTATTGGATGGTCAATGCAAGAATAAACATCAAGTTTTCACCATCAAAAGAAACGACGCTATCATGATCAAAGTGCATATATCTACATATTTGCGATCGTTGTTGCGACGTCAAGGAATCAAAGCCTGTAAGACGATGACTTTAGAGAAAGCTATAAATGGCGATCCAAAGTATATGTATCAGGATCCATTGGTTATGAAAACTTCTGCTGGATTCCCATTCAACAAGCGACGATCTGGAAACAAATCTTCGTGGTTTGATGAAATCGACTCCTTGAAAGTACCATGTCACGCTTTACAACAAGATTTGGACTTTATGGACTCTCAACTCCATCAAAATATCCCCCCATTTGTTGTATTTAGAGATACACTCAAAGATGAGAAACGCCCAATTGAGAAAGTGCGCGAAGGTAAAACTCGAGTGTTTTCTGCAGCTCCCCTTGATTTCACAATATTATTTAGAAAATATTATTTGCCTGCGATAGCAGTTTTAAGTGAGATTTGTGTGGAGGGACCAGTATCAGTCGGTATCGACCCGCACGGACCAAATTGGGGCCATTTACTCACTCACTTCAATGTAATTGAAGGAGACTTGTGGGTGGCTGGTGATTTCGGAAACTACGATGGCTCTCTGCCATCCTGCTTTTTGGATATAGCCTTGAACATTATGGATTCATTGTATGAACCGAACGAGGAAGATCACAAAATCAGAATGTGCTTTAAACAAAGTGTATTACATCCGTATCACGTTACTAATGATTTACTATATCAAACCGAATCTGGTTTGCCATCTGGCTTACCCGGAACATCCGTGATTAACTCATTGGCCAACATGGCACTACACTTATGGGTGTGGGATCAGCTAGATTATCCTATGGAGGAATTCTTTACAGGAACTCACTTCAAATTCTATGGAGATGATTCACTTGGAAAAGTGCACCCCGCATATGACGCATTTAACATGCAAACAATTGCATACTATCTTTCTACCATTGGTATGAAATACACTTCCCCACTCAAAACCGCTGACATAGAGACCCCATATATGACTTTTGAATCTATTACTTATCTCAAGAGAAGTTTCAGATATCATAAAGGCGTATGGTTGGCCCCTCTACCAACACATGATATCGATGATATTATGAACTGGGTGCGCGAAGGGACCGCGACCGAAATGGATTCGGCTTTGGTATCTTCCGCCACCAGTGTTGCCATAGAATTCTCGCATTACAACCAAGAATTATATGACAACAAAACAACTACTTTATCAGCCCTTTTAGCAGATATTGGAATCTTTTGGATTCCAAACACTTATCAAGATCTAAGATTGAGATATAGAGCATAGCTTGTGCTTCAAACAAGTATATCCCGCAATTTATTGCAACCCTTATCAACAATCTTAAAACAAACCGCAACTTCCACTGCGAAGAACGTATCAAGAGCCGGCCAAACAGCGCTAGCAAATAGAATTTTAAATAGAAATAACGAACCAGATTCTGTCGATCCAAAAACTGTCTCAGAACGAGCTGGTGATGACAATCCTGTTGTTGGAGAATCACCACATGATTATCAACTCAATGATCCATCCATCAACACTAAAGGATACCCCGCTGCTTTAGGCTCCAATGATGTACATCCATCGCACTCTACACAAAACAAGACTCTGGATGAACCCGGCGAACCCGGAACTATGGCAAAGTTACACACAACTCCCTCCAATGCTGCCAATATGGAATATCAACAAACTATTGCAGATGACCACACTGAGCGACACACCGTTGCTTTCGAAGAAAATCCAAGAGGTACTAACTCGAGACCTGATTCAACTGTGGCAGTCAATTATGATGTGGAGAGTCTTAAAAGTTGGCTGAATCGTGAGCATCGCTTAGGTTCAATAAGTGCGCACTCACAAGTGCACATCAACACCAATTTAATTAAAACGTGTGCTCGTGGCCGCTTGAATCATTTTACATGGTTTCGTGGCGATCCAACACTCATTCTGAGATGGAACGCCCCGAAGAATGTATTTGGAGCATTTCTTGTCACTTTTACATTTGGCAGTGTTAGCCCTGATTCTTTTGAAATACCAGAGAGTCAAAACTTTGCAATGTTCAAACAACTTGTTGATATTCAAGACAATGTTGCCGAATTGAGAGCACCTTTCTTATTCCCAAGAGCTTATCTAAACTTATTTGATAATGCGAGTATAGGTGTTTTCACTATCTGGATGCCAGCAATTATCAGACCCAGGTCTGTTAGTGAAACCACATGGAATATACATATAGAAACTGCTGTTAGATTTGACAATATCTCCCTACTAACCCCATCAGCATACTCCTCAGAAGGAATAATAGCATCAAAGCTCGCTATTGGTGCAACTGTTGGTGTTATGAATCGCGGACGCGGTCAGAGCCCCAACTATGAAGCCTGTGGGCAAGATGTTATCCGAACTTTTTCTGAAGGTATAAACCTATGCCGAGCAGATGGTATGGATCCAGCAATGCCGATGAATAGAGAAGTGTGCAAAATTTCTTCAATGTGTCACCCACTTGGGTTCTCTTCTTTCAAAGAATTGGCGCAAATCCCATTCTATAGATTCATTGGCACTATTGGTGGATTGACTCCTGTCAAAGTTTCCGACTTCTTTCATGAATCTCAGGATCAGTCGCATGCTTCTGTTCTGCGCGATGCTGTTGCATACATGCGGTGTGATTTCCGAGTTACACTCAACTGCTTTTGCACTGGTTTTCACTCAGGCAGAGTGCGCATAGTTTATCACCCTACATGGGTTAGAGATGCGCCCCCAGCTGATGACCTTATGGCAATTGGGTGGGCCCCTTCCATTTTATGGAATATCGAAGAAAATAAGACAATTACATTTGATTTACCGTATGGCGCTGCCGCGGAGTACAATGAGTTCCCCGTGTTCTGGTTGATCCCAGAAATTGCATTCACTAATACATTCGGTACTGTGGCTCCCCCAATTATAGTTGCCACACTCACCCCAGCCAATATAGCAACTATTGGTTATGGTCACAAGCACCCAATGTGGACCGGTGGTATGGCAATTGATTCAAATCAAGCAATGTCAGTACCCGCACTCGAAGATGAACCCCAAGCAGGATTCGATGTACCTGGGTGGTATAATCAAAATCACACTTCAGAGAATGAATACAATTATTGCCTAAGAACTCTATTTAGACGCCCTGCGCGTGGTTCGACATTCTGTCGCGGAGTGACACGAGTCAATGCCGAAGGTCTATACTATAGAACTCGTGGGCTTGTTGGCCGTTTCATTGGATTCGGTGGCCGAGTAATGAACAATTTCGTTGGTTGGCGCGGAACTCTCAAAGTTTCAATCTCTACAGTTGAAGAGAACAAATTTACATTAGACATGCACTATTTGGGCATGAATTCAGAATCGGCAGGAACTATTATATCAAGCGAAGGTTTTATAGAAGTTTCAATCCCCTACTGCACCCCAAATTTGTTCTACACAACCAACACTGTGGCCATCTTGGACACACGCCCTGGTCCGGCATTAACAATAACACCAAAAGACTCAACGTTAGACTACACGATATTTGTATCCATGTTAGATGACTTTGAACTAATAGGTCCGACATTCCCTCGCAGAGTGTTCGATTTCGTTACAGATCCTTAAAATTTCTATAACAAGGCTTAACTTTAAGTTCTGCTGCCTCGGGTGATTCCTCGGCGTTAAGCACCACACAACTGACAG